AAATGATCTCTGTATATCATAAGTTATAATAATTAAGGATTGCTTTTTTTACATCTCTTTGCCGATACTTAACAAGCGATCGACCTCTGATATAATCTAAAATAATTTTTTGGTGTAAGTGATTAAACATTGCTTTCTAACGTTATTATTACCGGATCATTTGGCTTTTTATAAAACCAATAGCTACTCATCCATTCGCATATAGTTGGCAAAGGTAGATTTAGCAATCTATGAGCCTCTGCTGGAGTTAAATTATCGCCAATACACCTTTCTAGTGTATTAGCGATTAACTCTTTATTAGCGACTTTTAGCCTATGTTTAAAGGCTCTTTTTCTTTCGTGTAGCATTAGAACCCCAAATCATCATGTTCAGGTTTGGCAGGTTCTGTTGATGTTGGTTTAGCTCCATCAGGCAATTTTGCATTCCCGAAATATACCTTTTCGTCTGGTGCATCCTTTTTTGAGTTTAGCTGGAAAGACAGAATATTTCCGTACTGATCAGGTTCGTCATTCATCCATACTGCAATGTTTGCGTACAGTTTTGAGTTTTTTTCAGACTTATTAAAAGCTGAATGATTTTTTTTAAATGCTTCGCTTAAATCAGTCATACAGATAGATCCATGCATTGGTTTGTTTGCCATGTTATTTGGTTTTTAAAAGTGAATTGATATATTCCCGGCATTCAACTACCCGAGATTGTAGTTTTTCAATTACTTGCGGATCGTACTCAAACTCAAAGGTTTTAATTCGATCGGATTCTGGTATCTCAACAAAAGGGCCTATAAATCCATTGCAAAATTCCTCAATGTACTCGCCAAATGCACTTTTAGTGTAAACCATATTACTAATAGTTTTAAATATATTTTTAGCCTCTGTAGTCCACTTTACCGCTTGCATGACTAAATCTATATCCGCATCTATTAGCGTATAACATAGCGAGGCTTTACGGCATCCAGTCAAGTGCATATATACTTGGAGTTGATTAAAGTAATCAGAATTGGGTATCTCGCTCTCAAACATTGGAAATGTATCTAAAGACCAGGAGCATTTATTGTCATAAACTACTCCATTATGTATCAAATCGGGAGTACCGCAAAAATAGTCATCCTGAAAAAACTCCTGATTTTTATAGACCATTCCCAAATCCAACTGCAAAGCCATGAGCGTAAATCCCTCCTCCTCTAATCGGTTACCTTTGTCTATGTATTTAGATTTGATTTCAGTACGCCTTTTGTATAGCGTTTCTTTGAGCCATTGCTTACAAAAGGATTTACCTGTTTCGCCAAGTCCTTTTACTCCAGCGATTTTACCGGCAGATGATGCCCTTATTTTAAAGATTTCCATTTGGTGTCGAATTGATTTTGTAAGTTTTCGGTTAAATGAGTTTTAAGAGTTTGCAGAGTTTCCCGGTCATTTGCCTTTTCAATTAGCTTTTGCATCCGATCTTCCTCTTTGCTTTGAGCAACTAAATGCAACTTGTCATCAGAGGTAAAAGCAATAGTATCCTTACGATTCAGGTCACTTCCAAAGGTAGTACCAAAGTGATCGCAAGCATCCTTTATGGCTACAGTTTTAGCTAATGGATAAGCCATTGATAAAGCTCCGTTATTAATATTAGCTAAATCCGCCGCTGACTTTCCGGAAGCGGTCTGCAATTGCGCAGCCCCGATTCCATCATGAAAATCCCAAAGACCGCTAATTGGATTTAAATAGTGAACGCGCACCACTACATATACGCCATTGAATGAAGATCCCTCGCGTAGTATTTCGATGCGGTAATTTTTAAAGATACGCTTTAAGAGATATTCTATTTTGTCAATAGGCAGGTATTTATATCCTTTAATAAATGGATGAACTTTTATCCAGGATGCTGGAGGCTGACCATTCAGGACAACTTGCAAAGCATCTGTTTTTACTAGCCCTTCCGGATCTGAATAAAGCTCTTGCAAAGTTGGTAATTTCTTTTGGTGTAATTGGATTTCGCTCATACAACTTCTAAGTAAAATTTAATAAATATTTCAACAATGAAAGCAACCGCTATAAATGCAGTTGCTAAAACAATCAGCCAAAAGGCGGAGTTGGAGTTTGGTTTTTGGTGGTATCTCATAAGTCTAATGCTTTATTGATTGCCTGGATTGATTTGTAATAAGCTTCCGATGCATCTATGGCAGTATTATTGCATCTTTGTACTAATAGTTGCAAGGCTTCCAGTAATTCTGGAGCGGATGCGATAAGTTTGGCGTTTGCTATCTGAATATTATTGCCCCTGGTGTAGTCCATTTTAGGGCTTACATTTGCAATTACAACTAATCCGTTAATATCGCCGGTGCCTTTGATTTTCATTTCCAAATCATTAAATACCCACTGGCCCGGTGTACCTTTAAATTCCTTCATCTTAATATCTCCTTTGCTAACCTTAAGACCGATTCCTGACCTTCTGAATAACATACTCCGCCCGGCCTTACTGTATTGACTGGTTTAATGTTATGTACTTGATTATGTACATATGATGCCCACATATTATACATTGCGCTATCCATAACACGGTATGGATGCTTAGGCATTCCGCTTACCCATTGGATGCGCTCGCCTGTTGGTAATTGCGTTGTTTTAACTGATAGTATTCTCATGATCTGTAAATAAATCGTTAATAGAAGTTGGTGAATAATCTTTAATGCGGAGGTAAACAATAATGTTTAGTACAGTACTATATTTTAAATCGCACCAGTACTCAAGCTCGCTTAATTCTTTGCATAGATTTTTAATTGCATGAGGATATAAAACCTCATCTTTCTTAAGCATTTCTAGATGCTTTGGGAGTAGTCTTTCTAGTAGATTCATTATAGATCTTCTTTAATGGCTTCTAGTGCCAGGTCAAAACTTCCGTTAAACTCAAAATTAATCAGGCCAATGCCATGATATTCATAATTCTTACCAAATTTGCGCTCAAAGTATCCGCAAATATCGCCTCTGCAATCATTGTAAACATCAATAATATCTCCTTCTTCATTGTAGGCCTCAATTACTAATTTATCATTCTTATCAAAATTAGTATCAGTATCAGGATACGTTCTTAAAAATTCGACTAGATTCATAATAAATTAATTAAAGCAAGTCCGATTGATAAGGTTAAATAAGAGCCTGTCAAGATAGCTACTATCGTAAAGGCTGGAGAGGTTTGTTTTTTCATTTCTTTGTTTTTTGGTATAGTCAAATGTAATACGTTTTACCATACTATTTGTCATAGAAATGTCATCTTTAAAACTTTTATGAAAGTTTAGTAATACGCATTACTAAAGAGTATTTAATCCCCAGTTGGTCGGCCACTAGCTCGGCAACTGCAACCCTTTGCGATCCTGGTATGTTTTTCAATGCCTTATATGTCGCTATAATTTCCGCATTGCGTTGATTTTTTTGCTCCCTTATACTAGATAGTATAGGTTTAGCCGGTATTCTTTTTGTTTCCATATTTTTAATTAGTTTTAACAAATGTAATAAAAAAGTTTACAATTTACTTGCATTATTAAAATATTTATTTACATTTGGCATTATGAAACTAACCACCGCTAAAATAATCAAAGAATTAAAATTAATGGGATGGGGGAATTATGAATTAGAATCCTCTGTTAATATTCTATTGATTAAAGATGTAATGAAAATTATTCACAAGGCTAATAATATAAATGAAAAATAACCTAACCATAATACTACTCCTTTGTAGCATTGGAGTATCGGCTCAAACTTACACCTCATTCCTAACCGAAATAGGCACAACTGACTTCAAAAGTCAATCCTATGCGGGGATGATAGGCTTTACAAACTTTCAGGATGATAGCTTTCATGCAGGACTGTTATATAAGAATTACGGCAAGGCTCATAGAGCAGGGATAAGAATCAATGTAAACCTAAACCTGAATGACCTAATGTTTATCTTCATCCAGTCAGACATATTTGCCAAAGTACCAAGTCAGGATAATGCCTCATTCATGGAGAATAGTGCTGGATTAGGATTCAGGCTATTTAAAGGCTTGTCAGCACACGCAGGGTATCAGATGGAGGATTATAACCCTGTGACTAAAATAAGGTCAGAGGATAGGCTTCTGGTTAAATTAGGGTATAAAATAAAACTATAAGAAGATGGAAAGATATTATTTTAAAACAAGAGGACAAGATCCTGATGTAGATTGTGTAGAAAGATGTATGTTCAAAGATACAGGCACAATGATAGGTTCAGCAAATTGCCAAAAGTGCGAACATCATTTAGAAAACAATGAAGATGAATGGGGTGATATAAGTTGGTTAAAATGTGCAAAGATTGACGAAGCGACTAAGAGCGTTGGCGTTTAATTTTATTGCTTATAACGGTTTTGCGGCTTGGCGAAGGCTGCTTAACTGAAATTTTAAAGTTCGTAGAATGTTTATGGTAGCTTTTGCCAAACCGCTGTTATGTGTTGGGCGGATTATCAGCACTAATTTTAATTTAAAAACGATGTACAAAGCATTTCAAAACAAAAAGTATTATTTGGCGTTTAACCGATTTCCTAAAACTGCCAAAAAAGTAGAGGGTGTGCATAAAGCATATTCAACAGGATTTAGAAAATGGAAGTCTGATGATATGATTACCTACGCAATAGTTGTCGGGACATTCAGGATTATGTTTGGAATTAAAACGCCAAATTATACTTGTGATGCAGGATGTTAGCCTATCACGAAAATAAGGTCAGAGGATAGGCTATTAATGAAATTAGGGTATAAATTTAGACTATAATACGGCAGTAAATTAATAAAAGTGCCAAAAATTTGTCCAGTTTATTTCGATAAAAACTGGACATTTATGGTGATTGATTTCCTCATAATCAACGCAAATGCGTATAATATCCACCATTGATTAAAAGCAACCGAGAAAATCGAAAATCCAACTATTGATTTTCTCGGTGATTTTGGTAAAGTATAATCATTCCAGCAATAATGCAAAGAATCATTCCAGCGAGAACCATTTGCCAAGTTTCCATGTTAAAGTATTTTTCCGTTAATAATCCTAAAGTTTTTTACGCTATAATTACGTTCTAAATCTACTTTGATATGTGCAAATCCATGAGCATAATTATTGGCAAATGGGGAGTAGTCAGGCGATAACTCGCAAAGGCATCCAGTACTCCAGCAAGTTGTCAAATCTCCCGACAAGTTGGTTTCAGTATGCTCGGAAATTTTATGTACGTGACCGCAAATAGTTGATTCCTTAGCTTTCATAAACAATCCCCTTGCAGAATTAACTGGAGCCATAAATCCCCTAAAAAACAAATGACCATGATGTATGTTTAACTTCCCTGCCTTAACAATAGTCTTATCATTTATCAGGTGTATTCTCTCCTCATTGAGCCTTAATCGTTCCTCTAACTTATAATATGGGTCGTCAAATACTTCGGGTGCTTTAGCCATTAACCATTGCTCGTAACGTACATCGTGATTGCCTTTAACCCAATAGATTTGTGCATTAGGGAACGTTGCCCTAAGAACCACCAAGAAAGCCTTTGTACTATCAAACTCAAACTTAGCAGACCTTTTGCGAGGGTCTTTTTCAAAGCGTGACATCTGATAAAAATCCATCAAATCTCCATTAATAATAACAGTATTAATTTTTGCCTCCTGACCATAATCTAAGGCAGCGGTAATAGCTGATATGTTATGGTAAGGGATATGTAGGTCGGAAATTAAAAGGATGTTATTATTGGCTAATGGCAGTACGAATGGCTCTCGTATTTTTTCCTCCGATTCGGGGAGTTTGTAGGGATTTGTATTGTAGGTCTTTGCTTGGTAGAGTGATTTATCGCTATATTCACATCCCCCTTTGGTACGTGATTTTCTGCCTTTTATGCCTCTGATTGCCGTTCTTATAGTTTCAACCTTTGCCCATATTAACGGATGGTCGGCATATATCTTTTTGGCAATCGTTAAATCAGCATGGTCAGGGAATCGTTTTATGTACTCCCTGATAACTTCGTGCTTTATCATAACTTGCAGGATTAAACCCTTTCGATAGTTTTAGTTGGCTCTAAGAAATTTTTAGCCAAGTAAGCC